GCTAAGGTTGTGGTGCAGCAGGAACTACCACCCGGCGTCTACCGGGTTGCTGCCTGGCAGTACGAAGATAACAATATTTCGGTGGAAGTGAGCTTGGATACCCAGCCACCTGAACCGCAAGGGGGCCAAGATGATTTCCAATGAGAACAGCTTGCTGGTCAGTGTCGGTGATGCCTGTCGTCTCTTATTTGGACAGAATACAGCGACGGACAAAGCCCGGATTTATCGCATGATCCATTCAAACAAGATTGAAGCAAAAGTCTTTGGGGCAAGAAATTACTACATCCCCAGGGCAGAAATTGAGCGCATTGCAGGATCGACAGACAGCTCCACTGATTGATCTTCCGCAGTGCGTTTGGCCTACCCCCGGTGAGTTGCACATCCTTGCCGGGGGTAAGCATTTCAAAAAGCCTATGAGCTCAGCTCAACTTTACTGGTTAGCTAAAAGGCTCCTAGATGCCGCAATCGAAACGCAAAGACACGAACAAGCCAGCGATACCTAAAGAGCCCTGCCATTATTGTGGCAAGGCTCTTGGACTTTATGATTGGGTGGTCAATGGCGATGGTGCTATCGTCCACTACCCTGAGTGTTTCTACTCGTTGACTAATCTTTCCCAGACCGCTTCACGTTCCTGAGCTATCTTCTTACTTTCGCCTTTGCGTTCCCAATATTCAGCGTAAACACGACGGGTCAAATTAATGTCAGCGTGGCCCATCAGGTTTGCGATTTTGTAGAGATCGCCTTTGTGTTGCTCAAAGATCAGCGTAGCAAACACATGCCGCAGATCGTATAGGGTTGGCGTTTCGTCTTCAGTCAAACCGTACTGAGCACAAGCCGGATACCAAACCTTCAACCGCAAAAACTGCGAGCTGTTGTGCATCCTCAACGATTGATTCAAAAACACCCGATCATTGTCTGTCGATTGGGGTGAGCGTAAACGCCACTCCTTTAGTTTTGTAACCAATCGTGGCGGCAGCTCGACAGGTCTTATTTTCTGATTCTTTAAATTTTTCTTAGAGGTGTTCTTAGGCTCGCCAATCTCGAACTCGCCAAATCCATCGCCTTGACGGACAGCAACGCGCACATGGACAAGATTATTTTCTAGGTCTAAAGACGACCATTTTAACGGGAACATTTCGTTAGGCCGTAGCCCAGTATAGGCGAGAAAGTAAAGAGCCAGGCTATGACACCAGGGCGTGTTGCCGACCAGCTTTTCGTTTTCTTCTGCAATCTTAAAAATTGCTTCAAAAACTTTTGGAGAAATAAATTTGTCAGTCTTTAAGTCGTCAATTATCTCGTCTTCTGTTCGTGCGTGTTTTGCAAACTCCAGACTAAAATCACATGGGTTTGAGACGCACCAATTTTTGGCTATCGCCATTTTGAAAACGCCAGACAAAAGATTTTTTGATCTTTCAGTGGTCCGCAGCTTCCAATCGTTTTTTTTCTCAAACCAGTTCAGCAAACTTTTTATAACGTCTGAGGTGATTTCGCTGCACTTCATTCTGTCGGGCTGAATGACACTGCCATCGGGTAGATTGTAGACGCGAGGTGTGTATTCCAGCACGTAAAAATTAGTAATTGGATCTCTAACAAAACGACCAGTGCTGTGCTGTCTTGCACAACCTTGCCAATGCTCTTCGGGCAAATGTTTAAAACGATCTTTGACCACCCGATTTGAAACGTCGATTATTTCTTTCGCACGGTTAATAGCGTCTTTTGTATAATGTGCGCTAATTAACCCTCGTGCTCGACGGTCAAGCAGATCGTTGCAGTACAGTTCGATGGCTGCACGAAAAGTACCAGGCTCAGCAACAACACCGCTGCCCACAAACTCTTCAACAATCTGTGTTGCTCTAAGTTTTGCTTCACCGGCAGTCGCTTTCCATTCGGGCGTCTTGCCTTTCACTCGAACACAATAGGCGTTGCGTCCCAGTTTTTTCTTGCTGGCGATTGGTCCTTTCACCGTTACATGCAGTGGGATATTGTTGCTGTTGCTGACCTTATGTTCCGCAATTAATTTTGGCTTCGTCATGGTCCTTCTCCTCTCGTTATGCCATTATAGTTACTTATATAGTAACTTACAGTATATATTACAAGGTGAAAAGGTTTCCTTTCTGTTTCCCAACGCTCAAAAACCGCAGTTTTCTGCGGAGGAAACGATCATGTGGGATAATCGTTCCGACGTTATTTAACCTACTATAGGGTCTGTACCCCACGGAAACCTTGCCCTTGCGTAGCACCGTATAGAGTAAATAACTCATAGTAAATAAAGTATTGTTAATTTCTGTTTCCCGTCTGTTTCCCAATCACTTTGATCGTTTCCAACGGAGAAATTCTGCTGCCTCTTCAAGATCGCTAAACGGTTTAACAAAGCTGGCAGGACTTTTGCTCTGAGGGTCAACCACACAACACACCGTAGCCGCTTGTTGCTGAATGGGGTAGCCCAAGTTTTCGGCGTACTGATCTAAAAATTTATATCCCCTGGCCCGAAGTAGAGTGTAGCACGTTCCGCGATAACCATTTTCGCCCTGGCTGATTTGCCAATCATGCTTGTGACCAGAGGCATAGATATGTGCCTCTTCGACCATCTCTCTGCGCTGATTAGAATGAAGTGGATTGATGTATGAATGCCCTGGGAAAGAATGGCTAGCAATAACCTTTAACTCGCGCTGGTTTTTAAACACGACTTTAAACCGTGCGGTCCAATCGAGCATGGGTATCTGCTTGACGTTCATACGCCGAAGAATTTCTGCGCCTTCACCCCAGGCGTCGTGATTTCCGATAAGGATTGCTAAATACCGCAGACCCGTGTCGTTAATAAACCAATCAGCTAAACGACGTGCTGTCGTAATTGATTGATCGCTTTGCGCGTGTAGCTTCATCAATCGTCCAGGCCAATCGCCATCCGTGGTGTCTCCAAGGTTGACGCAATACATTCCCGGCTCAGTCATCAGCTTTACATCCCTTCGCAGCAAGGGGATGTTGCAGCCGTTACTGTCTATGTGTGGGTCGCCAATAAAACAAACGCCCATAGGCTCATTATTTTTAACGGCTATCGAATACCACTTCCGTGCCGCTGATGCTTCCTGACGTTTTTTAAAACGTCGTTCCATTGTGTCGAGTATATCCTCAACAGGAATATCATCTTCAGGAAAAACGGGGAGAGCGACTTCTTCTATTTGCGTTTTCGGCTGTTCACCTAGTATATCTCTTGCCCGTTGATAACGACTTTCAAATGTGGAGCGTTTAAGGTCTGTATGCCTTGAAGCTTCGACAACACTGCCGTGTTGTTCAACTAAATTTAAAACGTCTTGTAGTTCTTCTTCGGTCAGACTTTTTGCAGCCATTCACCCTCGCAATCTGTCAGATAATCTTTTCGCCCGGTGGGGAACCTGCACTGCAAATTTGCTGTCAAGCAGCTCGTCGGCAGCGGTAGAATAATTGTCTGCCGATAATGCAGACAGCATTCGATTGAAGCCAGATAGAGCCGGGTAGCCAAGCTGAAAGCACAGCTCAATGAGCACTCGCTTTACCCGGTCAGGCTGACGCTCAAACCAATAAAATTTGCTGCATTCCTGAACACTGCGGTCGATGTCGTTACGAAGCATCAGTTCAGCTTCGTCTTCGCTAATACCTAAGCCACCGCCTTCACCGTCCACGTTGCGCCCAAATCCGATTGTCCATCGTGGGGGCGAAGCAGTGTCCTGGTAAACGTGTGCGCGAAAACCTTCTTCAATCATCAGGCTTGCCGTGATCTCATCTATTATGTCGCTCATTTGCTTACGCCTTTAAATTTCTCAAAGGTTCGCAAACCACCAAGCCCCAGCATTCCCATCAACACGGGCATCATCTGGCTCATATCCAAAGCTGGCAGAGCAACCACATGACCTGCTTGTACTAGAATAAATTGCAGAATTGGAACGCAGACATAAGTCCAGCAAAGAGAAATACCACAAGACCATCCAATGAATGGTCGCCAACCGGCAACAAAAATTGAACGATGTTGAGCTTCCGCTTTATTTATTTCTAATTGAGCAAGATCAATCTTTGCCAAGTGGTTTGCAAGTTGAGCTTCGATCTCACGTTCTGCTTTTGCTCTGGCTTCTTTATCTTCAGGCAAAAACCTATTTATTACATTTGTAACAGCAGGAAGTATCGAAGGTATCAATGCCTGGATCATTTGCTTACCTTTTTAATCAGTGCTTCCTCTAATTTTGGAAGCAAACGGATGCCGCAGTAGCCAATTAAAAATGCCAATCCAACTGCGACTTCGGCGTTAAATTTCCAATAGGACATAGCCGCCGGGAT